TCAATCGCGCGATTGAGCGCGAAGAGGAACTGATCGAGGCCGAGCGCTCGGCCGGTGTTAGCTTCGAAAGCAACGCGCCGATGTCGGCGCTTACCGACCGCCGTGAGGCGGATCCACGCCGTGGCTTTGCCAGCTTCGGCGAGTTTGCCCAGTCGGTGCGGGCGGGCAGCCTGCGCAACGGCGCCCTGGATGAGCGCCTGACCATCAGCGCAGCCGCGCCCGGGGCAGGCAGCTATGCCAACGAGGCCAGCGGTCAGGACGGCGGTTTCCTCATTCCGCCGGAGTTCGCGGCCGAGATCTTTTCGCTGTCGCTGGAGGAAGACGCGCTCCTGCCGATGACGGATGGCATCGACGTCAGCCGCAACGGCATGACTTTCCCCAAAGATGAAACCACGCCGTGGGGCACCGACGGTGTGCGCGCGTTCTGGCAGTCGGAGGCCTCTACCGCCAACGCAACCAAGCCGAAGCTCGGCGCGGCTCAGCTGCGTCTGCACAAGCTGATGGCGCTGACGCCGGTGACGGATGAACTGCTCGAGGATGGCGTTGCGCTGGCTTCGTATCTGCCCGGCCTCGTTGGCCGCTCGATCCGCTGGAAGACGGACGAAGCCATCCTCTTTGGCGACGGCGCTGGCAAGCCGCTGGGTGCGTTCCAGGGCGGTGCGGCGGTCGTGGTGGCGAAGGACAACGGTCAGGCTACGAAGACCATTTCCCTCGGCAACATCAGCAACATGGTGGCGCGCCTGCCCCCCGGCAGCTTCCCGCGTGCACGCTGGCTGATCACGCCCGACGCACTCCCGTCGCTGTTCGGCCTGACCCTTGGCAACTATCCGATTTACCTGCCGATCTCGGAAGGCGCGAAGGGATCGCCGTACGGCACGCTGATGGGCCGTCCGATCTTCGTCTCCCAGCACGCATCGGCTTTCAGCTCGCAGGGTGACCTGTCGCTGATCGACCTGCAGTACTACCGCTCGATCACGAAGTCCGGGGGCATCCAGACGGCGACGTCGATGCATCTGTACTTCGATGCGGATGCGACCGCTTTCCGTGCGACGTTCCGCGTCGACGGCCAGCCGAAGATCGTTCAGCCGATCCAGCAGGCGAAGGGCGCCAACACCCTGTCACCGTTCATCCAGCTCGGCGCGCGCTGATTTCGGTAGCCGGCCTCATGGCGAGGCCGGCTCCCTGACCAGTTCCTCCTTACCCCTTTCCTACGAAGGTAACCACCATGTACGGAATGAACATCAAGGCCTCCGAACAAACGGGCGTCCTTGGCGCAATCAACCCCTCCAGCCAGGCGGTTGGCACGCTGACCACGGGATGGATCAGCGCCGCCAACTATCAGAAATTCCTCGCCATCGTCCAGACGGGCGTGCTCGGCGCAGCGGCCACCGTCGACTGCAACATCCAGCAGGCGCTCGACGGCGCCGGCACGGGTGCCAAGGCGATCGCTGGCGCGGCGATCGCTCAGCTGTCCGGCGCCGGCGGCGCGAACGTGCAGGCTGAAATCAATCTCGACGCCCAGCAGTTGGACGTCGAAGGCGGTTTCGGCTTCATCAACGTCAGCGTCATCGTCGGCGCCGCGGCCAGCCAGACGTCCGCGCTTCTGCTCGGCTTCGCACCGCGCTTTGCACCGGTGACCAACGCGGCCACGGTTGCCCAGGTCGTCGGCTGATCCACTGACTGAAAAGGAGAGGGGCCCATGACGGGCCCCTTTTTCTATGGCCCTCCAGCTCATCACGCCACCGACCGCTGAACCCATCGACCTTGCCGAGGCGAAGGCGCACTCGCGCGTCGATATCCCTGACGATGACATGCTCATCGGTGCGCTGATTTCGGCTGCGCGCGACTTCGCGGAGAACCTGACCGGCAAGCAGCTGGTAACCGCGCGCTGGAAGCTCGTGCTGGATTGCTTCCCGGGTGGAGAGCGACCGGAGGCGCCGTACCGGCAGGCCTTTTCGCTGCCCGGTAATGCCATCCTCCTGAGCAAGTTCCCGGTCATCCAGGTGGTGTCGATCCAGTACCTGGATCTGCAGGGCACCATCCAGACCGTCGACCCCACGACCTACGTCGTCGATTATTCCACCGAGCCCGTGCGCATCACGCCCGTGTTCGGCCAGATCTGGCCCATTCCCGTGCCGCAGATCGGCTCGGTGTGGGTGACCTTCGATGCCGGCTACGCCGCGCCGTTGAGCGCGAACGGCAACGACATCACCGTGCAGGGCTGGGCGCCGCTCGCCGTCGGCAGTGTTGTCCGGCTGTCGAACAGCGGCGGTGCGCTGCCCAAGCCGCTGCAGCCGAAGACCGACTATTTCGTGCAGAGTGTGGTGTCGCCCGGCATCTATACGCTGGCGGCGACCCCGGGTGGCGCGGCCATCGCGCTGCAGGACGCCGGCAGCGGTACCAGCTACCTCGGAGCTGTACCTGACGGCATCAAGGCGTGGCTCAAGATCCGCCTGTCCACCATCTACGAGAACCGCGAAGAGGTGGCGATCATGACGCGCGGCAAGATCGACGTGCTGCCGTATGTGGATCGCCTGCTCGACGGTTTCCGGAACCCGGAGTTCTGATGTGGGCATCAACAGCTACGTCATCCGCAGTGGCGACCTGCGTGATCGGGTCACGCTCCAGAACAAGGTGATCGGCCAGAGCCCCACGGGCCAGCCCACCGAGACCTGGGTGGACGCGTTCAGCGCCTGGGCCGATATGGATCCGCTGACCGGCCGCGAGTTGATCGCCGCACAGCAGGTGCAGTCCTCGGTCACACACAACTGCACCATGCGGTATCGAAAGGAGTTCGCGAACCCGAAGGCCGTGACCAACATGCGCCTGGTGTACGAAGGGCGGTTCTTCAACATCCATGCCTGCATGGACCAGGACTCGCGCAAGCGAGCGGTGGTGCTGCAGATCGAGGAAGGCCTCAACAATGGATGATTTCGAGTTCAAGGTCGACGGGCTGGACAAGCTCAACGCCGCGCTGCTCGAGCTCGGCACGAACGGCGCGCGCCGCGTGGGTAAACGCGCCCTTCGTCAGGGCACCAATGTGGTGCTGTTCGCCACCCGTGACGCCGCGCCGGAGAAGTCCGGCAACCTGAAGAACAAGGGCCTGTACACGCACGACCGGGGCATCCAGGGCGACGTGATCAGCTTCTCCGTCGACCTGAAGCAGAACGCCTTCTACGGCAAGTTCGATGAATACGGAACCTCGCACCAGCGCGCGCATCCGTTCATGCGGCCGGCGGCCGAGAACAGCGCCGCCGAGGCCGTCTCCGTGACTGCTTTGAACCTCGGCGCTGGCATCGAGGCCGAGTGGGCCAAGCTGGTATGAGCGTGGAGGCTCAGGTCTTTGCTGCGCTACAGGGCGTGGCGCCCACATACCCCCTGATCGCGCCACAGGGCGCCGGTACGCCGCGAATCACCTACCTGCGCGTGTCCGGTCGGCAGTTCGAGACGTTGGCCAACGGCGGCGGGGCGCCGCGCGTGCGCATGCAGGTCGATGTGTGGTCGGACAGCTACGACCAGGCCGAGGCGCTGGCCATGCAGGCCAAGGACGCCCTGCGCGCGCAGCTGAAGGTGGGCGAGATCACAGACAACCCTGACGAGTTTGAATCCGACACGCGCCTGTACCGCGCGAGTTTCGACGCTGCCATCTGGCCGTAGCGTCAACCGACATACCCGCCATGCGGGACCACTGACAACCGCCCCCTGGGCGGTTTTTTTACGCCCGGAGAAAAGACCATGAACAACGCGATTAGCGCCCAGGGCTCGACCCTTGGCGTCAGCACCACGCCCAACAACTACATCCTCATCAACCAGCTGGCGGACTTCACCGCTGGCGCGGGCAAGGCCTCGAAGCTGGATGCCTCGAACCTTTCCAGCACCCAGAAGGAATGGATCGCCGGCCTGATCGACCGCGGTGAGCTGACCATCAAGGGACAGCGCGTGCACACCGACGCCGGCCAGAACCTGCTGAAGTCCAACCAGGGCAACGGCGTGAACCTGTACTTCCAGGCCACGCTGCCCAGCGGTGACCAGTGCACGTTCATCGCGCAGGTCGCCGAGTTCTCCGTCGCGGCCAGCACCGACA